ATATAAATTGATGACGATTTAAATACTTTTTTAAGACAATTAAATTTTTCTATAATTTGATTTGTAGTCAGTATTTTTTCTTTATGATACCAATCACTATGAGAAACTTTCCATAAATGTTCACCACATGCTTTTATAATTTCTCCATTATCAAATTCAATCTCATAAGTATCTATTTGTTGTATAGGAGATTTTCCAATTACTTTTGTAGTTTTCCCATCTCTTGCAAAAATAAGATCACCCACATTCAAATCTCCCATAGTAGTCCATCCAGTTGGTGTTGGGATGGGTGTATCAAGGGACAACATTTTTCCAGTCTGACGAGGCATCTTACAGATATTAAATCTGTGTTTATGGAAATTATTAATTAACTTTTCTTGAAAATGATATGGTTTAAATGATTGTAGTCCATGATCAAGAGTAACAATTTTTACATAATTATTTGCAAAATAAACAGGATCATTCATACACTTCACAATCTCAAAAACCTGCTCTTCTGTAAACTCGTGAGTGGTATTTGCTTTTTTAAGTAAAGGATTGCCAAGATATACATCATTATTTGACATAATAAACTCCTATAAATTAATTACAATTCCAGCGGCGAAGAGCTTTATTGATTCTTGAATCTGGATCTCTTGCAGTTTTCGTAGAAGTAAGTTTTGATTTCATTCCAGACATACGTTTGCAGAATGACTTACGACGATTTGCTCTTTTTCCTGTTGGATTTTTTTCAGTTACTGCAGTTTGAAGTTTTGAACCTGGATTTTCTTTACGATAAGCATTCACTGCTTTTTGACTTAATCCATCAGTCTTATCTTTACGATTTACTTTTTGCCAATCTTCATCAATTTGAAATTGCTCACTCATTGGCTTTATATAATTTTTATTTGGCCCTAATTTTGCTGAACTTCCTCCTTGAGGACCAAATACTTGAATGAGTGGTTGTCCTGGTTGAATTTCTGATGCAGTGTGATGAATAACTACACAACCTGGATAAACTTTTTTAAGTTCATCATTTAATTCTTTTCTAGTTGGAAGTTTTATTTGTGGGAAGAACATTTTAATATAATAATACTTTCCCCTCCAAGAAATAGTTGTAGCAATTACATTTCCAGTTTGTGATTGAAGTCTTGTTGCTTCGTTTACCTGAGATTTAAATCCTTTAATTGGTTCTGGTTTTATTAAGTCTATAACCTCAGCAAAAGTATTTCCTTCTGAATCTTCTATTGTTATATCTTCAGTTTTTACACAATTTGGATATTTTTTACCGATCATTTTCTTCATTCCCTTTTTTTTATAACCTGCCCAACACTTTTCATTAATAATTTCATCTATGAGTTTGGTTGAAATACATTCTTCTTTATTTAAATCAATAGGGGGTAAATCAACTGGACCCATTAATTTTTTTACCATTTCTGATGGTAATTGTACTCTTTGTTTTGGTGTCATATTATGAAGTTTTTGTTGTGGCTTTGTGAGTGGTTTTTTATTGCTACTAATAATAAAACTTTTTGATTCATCAACATCCATCTCACCACTATCAACATAATCCGCCGCAGCATCAAGATAATCTGCTGCTTTAGTAATCTTTGATTGAACCCATGCTTCTATATTTCCTTCACCTTTCATTTTTTTCTTAAGTCTTTTTACTGCAGATGCAATAGTTGAGAGTTCTGATCTTGCCATTGAATGTTCATGATCTTTTTCGTTTGACTCTTTAATTGAGCATTCGTCTTTACCGTGTATATCACAAAAAACACCCCTTTTCGTGTTATTACATTTTTTCGGTCCTTCAACTGGTTTTCCTATACCAACTTCTGTTGGTTTAATTGATTGTCCTGGAGTGTTAAATCCTGCTGGTATTGGTTTACACACTTCGTCAGTATTACACCAATACATTCCTTTACCACACTTTTCTTCACCAATAATTCTTTCAACTATAGTTGGATATGATTCATTTTTATTTCCCCAATTTTTAGCACCAACTTTACGACATTTAACAAGTGCTCCAGAGGCATATGCACTTGGCCAAACAGCATAACGAGATTTTACTTTATTGTAACAAGCATCCTTTTTACCATCGCTTTTATTTTTTTTATTCTTTAACTCATGTAAATTTACCTCTTCAGTTTTTACATTTGTTGGTTTAGAACCACCAGTTTTTTCTGGTTGATTTGGATCTTTTCTGTTTTTTCTTCTAAACGCACGTTCTTCTTCTTCGTCCGATAGATTTGATGCCATCTTAGAACTTCCACACTTTGGAGTCGATTTTTGTCCTTGTTGACGCGCACATGGGGCACCCGCAAAAGGACCACCTATCTGCACCCATCCCTTTACAGTTTTTCCAGTTTTGGGGTTTTTTCCACTGGATTTTTTAAACCAATCATGAAGACTTTCATCTCCAGATTTAGTTTCTTCTTTCACATCTTTAAATTTTTTATGATTCTTTTTGGCCTCTGCTTCCATTTTTTTCAAACGGGTATAATAATCTGGAATTTCATCAAGATGTTGAAGAGCAATATCTCTAGCCAATTCATGATTATTGGTGTGTTCATGTTCAATAGGCTCTCCCATATCAAGTTGATGTTGTATAAAGGAAGCATCAAGACGATGCTTTTTTGCAATTTGTTCAACTGTCTTATAAGATTTTAATTTTGCCATTGAGTTTGGAATTACCTTTTTATATTTATTAATCTATACTATCTTTAGATTGTTGTTTTAAAAGTTTAGATAATTCGGCAGTTGAGCCTACAAATAATGCATTGTTAACTGTTGTAGGTCCTTTTGGCTTATCGTCTTCAATATCTTTTAAAGTTTTTTGGAGTTGTAATAATTTTTCTGCAGTTTCTCCCGTGTTTTTTATCAATTGACCAACAACTTCATATGCACGAGGAGCTGCAGTGTCTTGGGCCAATTCAAGAATTCCATTAATTGCTTCTTGTCCCTTTTCAATTAATGAATATAAATTTGCTCTTGCATATTCATAATCTTTTTTAATATCAATATCTCCTATAATATCTGGTTTAATTTCATCTACGGAAAGCTGTTCTTCTGGTGAAACTATTTCTCCCTTTACATTAAAAGTTTCATTTAATTTATCAAATTTTTTTGTCATTTTCATAGATATTATAAAATAGATCCAGTAAATCCAAAATCATCTCCTATTTCTATTAAATTATTATCTGCAGCTGTTATAAGTTTAACTTCAGTTCCTGATACATGATTTGAAACTTGTGTAGAATCAGACCCCCTTACAACAGTTAAAATGTTATTTGATTTTGATTTCACATACATAGACTCATCATTTATTGTAATGTAAGAACCTGATGATATTGTAGATGCATTAACTACTGTAATTAAATATTCTGAGGTATCAATATCTTTTGATAATGTCGTAACAACATTATTTGTATAACTTTGCAATGCTCTTGGTGAAGATGAATACACAAGGTCTCGTCCTGTAGATTTAGAATCCGCTCCTGAAGAATTTGCAGACATAAATCCAATAGAAACTTTTTGAATAATATCTTTTTCTGCTTTTGATACAGGTCCAAAAAGATATATTTTAGCAGTAAATCGTAAAGTATAAATTAAAGCCCGTCTTGTACTAAAGTCTCCTTCATAATCATCTGTCATAGTAATTCCCTCTAAAACAACAGGAATATCTCTTTTTTCATCTATTTCATCGATTAATTTCAAAGACATATTATAAGAAGGTTGAAAATATGGTAATATCTGTTCTATTATTTGAAGCATATCATCATTAATTTTAGTCATAATATTGAGTTCAAATTCCATATTATATGGAACTGGCATAAATGATTTTCTAACGTCTTTTTTATCTGAACTTAAAGATGTAACAAAAGTTTGAGTTGTTGTTACTTTTCTTGTTGAATCATAATTTAAACCAATGAATTCAAAGGACATTCTCGGTAATGTAATTTGAATCGGTTTATTTAAATCTGGAGATTGCTCCAATCTTGCTAAGAATTTTTGGGATGGTCCATACGATAAAGGAACTTTTATTTCACTTACTACCTGTGATGAATTATTTTTATGCTTAATTATAATATCATTAAACAAAGAGCCAAATGATATTATAGTTTTTCTTAATATTTCGTGATAAAAATATTCAAACATTTAAAAGATACCTTTATACCATATTGATATATTTAGGGCATACCAAAAGGATTTTTTTCACTAAAGTCTATGATTGAAGCAGATTCTTCTTGTATGTCTTTATTTTCTGCATAAAAATCTGTAACATTATAATTTTGAGTTGAAATTAATTTTCTAGATGCGCTACTAGCAGTTCCAACTATACTTTCACCTGGAGTAAATTTACCTGAAACTTTTGATATTTTAAGTTCATTCGTAGTTGAGTTCCAAGAGTTAACAATGGCTTTAGTTCCACTTGTTGAGCCAATAATAATTTCATTAACTTTAAATGTTCCAATACTTACATATGGTGGAGCTGCTATAATTATTGTAGGTATTGAAGTATAACCGACTCCACTATCAACTAGAGAAATTGAAGTTACGACTCCAGATGAATTGATATTCGATACTGCAATTGCAGTTGTTCCAATTCCAGGAGAACTTACCGTGACAGTTGGAGATAATACATACCCAGAACCTCCATTTGTTACACTAATAATTCCAACTATTCCATTAGCAATTTCTACAGTTGCTGTAGTTCCAGATCCTCCACCACCAATAAATGAAATACTTGGAGTAACAGTGTATCCTAAACCAGAGTTTGTAATTAAAACACCTTGAACTTTATTTGATGTTACTCCATTACAATCTATAATATCAGATATCATAGTTGCTATTCCAGTTGCGGTTACACCGCCAGCTGGAGCAGATGAAAATACTACATTTGGAATTGAAGTATACCCTCTACCTCTATTCGTAATTGTAACTTTTCTTACTCCACCATTGAATATTGATGCAACCGCTGTTGCTGTGGATGCAATTCCCACTAAAGTTAAAGTTTGAACGTAACCTTGGTCCTGTACGTTATCATCTATATTTTCTATGCTAGTATCAATAAGTTCATCTTCATATCTGAATAGTTCACAAGTAAGTTGATATGTGTAGTTCTTTTGTAATTGATAAAATGGTTTTTCGTGCTCTACATATTTTATTTCAAAAAGTCTATCACCCAAAGGAAAATAAATTAAATCACCTTCCTTTGGTCTTGATGATAATTTTATATCTGTAATATCCTTTATCAAAGGTGAAATGTAAGTTTCAAATCTCTCCCTTGATATTGTGATTGTTAAATCGTCTAACTCCTGTATTCCAAATTTGGACATCAATGTTCCCAATCCATTATACCCATCATAAGTTTCAACATAGGCTTCTATTGGATAAGCATTTTCAAATTTAGATTCAATAACTTCCTTTATAATTGATTTAGTTGTTACATATTTTCTAGGTAAGTAATATACTTCAACTCCATACATTCTCAATTGTTCATTGATTAAATCTTGGATTAATCCTTGTTCTGTTTTTGAACCTTGTTGGAAAAATGGATTAAGCATTTAAATCTACCCAATCATATCTAAGGGTGGAAGTTCATAAGTAGAAGACATTTTTTCCATCAAAACATCGATTTCTCTTTGTGCATCATCATACATTTGTCTTCCATTCAATTCCACTCCACCAGGAAGCTTAACTCCTGTAAATTTCATCATATTTTGCCCCCATTGTCTTTTTATCAATGAGGTTAAATAAGGTTTTAAGAATGAATCATTCCAGACTCTTGAATAATCATTTGGATCTAGAGCTGCATAGCAATCTATAATAAAATATTTGCCCACAGATACCGAAGACCAATCAATATCTAAATATAGTCTATCTTGTCTTTTATTAAATCTTATTTGTTTTTGCGTATTTAAAAGAAAATCTAAATCTTCTAAATAAGTTTTCACCATAGCATAACTAAGAAGTTCTACTGAACCCCAATAGTAAATATCATTTAAAAATAATTGATATTTTATACTGAACATATTATGTGAAATTGTATTTGTACCATCAAATGTAAATATTTTATTTACCCCAATAACATTTGGTGGTACTTGTAAGTAGTTGCTATTTTCATAAAAATTAAATGTTGTTGCAGTTCCAACTATATTTGTTGTTACTGAAGTACTTGCAATACCTACAGAACTTTTAGCATTAGCTCCATATCCAGCTCTACCCCTATCAATGTCATTTTGTGTTACTTGATATTTAAAAAACGTTGGGTATACTCCATCAAAGTGTCTTTCTTGGAAAAACTGAACTGCATCATCAACTAAATCTTCAATTTGCTCATCCGCAACATTAATTTCTAAAACTGGCGCTCCCAGTTTTCTTTTACAGTAATCAATTAATTCTTGTCTGGTGGATGGTTGCGCCATTTTTTTTATATTTTATTCCTTAAAATATTTAGATATTATTTTTAATATTAAAATTTGAAACAACTTCTTGCTGTTTTAAATAAAGTTTATAAAAAGATTTTGCAATGGTTTTTAAACTTTCACTGTCATTAATAGAATCAATTTCTCTGGAATATTTTACATATTCAAAATTTTTAATTAAGCTTTCTAGCACAATATCATCTGGGTTCATTAATAATACTCCTGAGTAATATTTTTATTTCATCTAAACTTGTCTTTATAGTT